GATAAACCAGTCTGGTCAACAGATTTGAATATATCAATCGATATAACTCCCCACAAAATTAAACCTGTAACCACAATTGACCAGATACCTTCGAATGTTCCCAACCTAGCAAATGCTGAAATTATAACCATCAGGCTAAATAATGTCATTATCAACACCTTGAAATACTTAAACAACTTCATCACTATTTTTCCAACTCCTACCGGGGTTGCTTCGTTGTTGAAATTCGCCTCATACGAAAGCCCTGAAAATATTGTAAACATATTTGTTAGCGAAGGCAATAACAGTGTAAAGGGAAAGGCAAAAATGTAAAGGATAATTCCCAAGGTGTAGAAGCACGACATAAGCCACAAATTAAATAGGTAGGGCAACGCATCTTTGAATACGGAACGATCTACCCATTTGGGGGGTTTTTCAGTATTCGCGTTCTCGTTTTTCTTGAAAAACCAACCCGCGTTCATTACCCAAAGAGCGACAGCATATATGTTGGCAGCAATGAATATTAGACTTGAAACTCCCCACATTATCAATGGCCCAAACAATACAATCACGGTCTCTGGTAAAAATTGGTTGATTGCGTTCAAACTTACATTATAGGACATGTTGTAGAAACTCATTAGACTTTCAGCAACTGACACATAATAATTTCCAATGAAATTTGAATCCGGATCCTTTTTATAATTTCGCAGCATATCTAAAAACCAATTCTTTTTGTTATCCGCATTGTATGGAAATTTGATTTTCATTGAATTATCTCCAGAGTTGAATATGTTGATTAATATTTCTTTAATGACGGGATCTTGGTCTGTATACGGAGAACAATTTGTATCTGTTGGTAGTATATTTGATTGGGCAAGCTTACAAGCGTATAACACTAATCCACTGCATTGAAAATATACGATTATACCCAGAATGTAATACGTCAACAACAACAAAAATCCTCCTATATTCTTTAAATTTGTGGTTGTCGGTGTTGATGTATCTTCCTTTTTTTTATCTAAATCGGGAGTTTCTGCTGAAGACATGATTACTATATTTACGGTATAATAAAATTTCGCTTTTGAAAAATCCACTTTTGAAAAAAGTGGATCAAAATTTTGCTCGCTTTTTCTAAAAGCGATTAAAATAAAATATCCATAGATGTAAATGAAGCTTCGATATGATATTTTATTCTTGTTGTTTATCATTGTTTTTGTATCGGCATTGAATACATTATTTTCTCTCGAAGGATTTACAAACAATGTTATGAGAGACCTTGGACAACCCGATACTACTCATTCAGTGGATATGCCATTGACCACTACATACAGCTGTAAGAATTTTTGCGGACCTCCCAATCGCTGTTCGATAACAGGTCAGCAATGTTTTGCAGATATTGACTGCCCAGGTTGCCAACCATATGTTCCACCTTTAACCCCAGATCAAACAGAATTTATTTCAGGAAATGATGATGCAGGGAAATTAACGATCGGCGTCACGCCAAATTATTCTACCCTGACAACGGATATTGGAACACAGGCTACAGTGATTACAGATGAAAACAACCCAATTACAATGGATTATGGTGTCAATATATGGAGGGCGTCGTTTAATGAAGATATGAAATTATTCAATAAACGATACAAACCTCCGTCACGCGAATATCCCAAATATCCTCAGCGGTTAACATTGTCTGGCGAATTTGTGGACGACGGACCAATCCCATCCAATGCGGAATTTTAAAATAAGGGAACCCAACCTTTGGAAAAGGTTGGTCCAAATCCGCTCTGGGGGTAAGTCCCTCTTTTGCTCCACTTTTTTCAAAAGTGGATTTTTCAAAAGTGGATTTTTCAAAAGTGGCCCGTGTAAAAAATTGATTACTATTTGATTATTTTGTCATATTTATTATTACAATCAAATGTCATTAGAGCAACAATTACTCGATATAATAGCAGAAGCCAAGTCAGCTACAGATGGAGTGATTGAAGCTGCCATAAAATATTATCCAAATATATACGGTCGCGCTCTTATGGTTGCGGACCGAAATAGACACTATTATGATAAGAAAATCGCGTTATTTCATCAGCGAATTGAAAATGAAAATATGCCCCCAGGTATACAGAAAGATGAACTAGCGGCAATAATAAAGCACAAACAGTCGGCATTTAAAATCACAAAGGATTTTGAGGCGACTGATATTGAGATACAATATTTTGTCTTCACAGATAAAATGTTGCACGTTGTGTGTCCAATCCAAACCAATGAATATTATCACTGTAAAAAGGTCAAGGGATATATTGTTCAAATAAAACATTGTTTGGAAGTAAAAAATGATATCCGTTTATATAAACTATTTCAAAGTTTGTTGGCTTTATTTGACTTGAAAAAAAGCACTGTAATCGATAGCTGTATTGCCGCAATATATTCGCTTATAAAACATGTAACACATATTGGTCCTATTCAAGAATTTATTGGCTTGTATGTTGCGTTGTATGCGAGACCCGAGTATACGGAGAAAGTTAGGGTGTTGAAAAAAGGGACACCTCTTTGCGAGGATGTAATTTGCGAAATTTTATCCTTTGTAAATGATGGATTATTGACCCGATATGAGGTAGATACTATGGTATACTCGACATTCTAAAATTACTTATATGTAAATACAAATCCTACTGAATTATTTCTGTTTCCTGATAAAACATCACATATCTTTATATTTTTTTCAATGTGATATTCTTGTTGTAAATATTGTTTTGCCTCAAATTGATAACAAAATGTTTTTATAAATGTTCCATCTATTGTAAATATATCAAACGGTTTGTTTTTTCCTTGTGTGTCCAAATATTTTCGTATTGCTTCCGGGCTTTCAAATTGTTTTTTACTTCTTTCACTACATTTTACTCTTTCTTCAGGGTTTTTTTCATAATATTCTTTCATTCTTTCGCCGTGGGCCTTTCCTGCATTTGGGTTTTCTTTGTGAAATTTTTTCTTTGTTTCGCTCATTTTTTGTCTTAATCCTGTAGTTTTCCAATATTCTTTATGTCTTTCACCTTGTTCTTTTGCTCTATCTGGATTTTCTTCATAATGCTTTTTTACTCTTTCACTATTTTTTCGGTTATCCTCTTCTGTACGAATATAACCGACAAATCCTTCTCCTCCAAACGTCATATTATATCCTTTCTCATTCAAATAATATGAATTATACTCTTGAATATATTCAATTTCAAGTTCACATAATTCTTCCAGAGTTTCTGCTGTATCTATTTTTATAAGTTCAAAAGTATCTATCATATCATATTTTCTTAATGCTTTATACAAACATCTTGGATCCTCATTTTTTGCTGCACGTTTATGTTGTCCTTGACGACGTTTCAATGAAGTAGTCGTTAATCCAATGTAATGTTTCCCATTTGGGAATTCTATTTTGTAAATATACCCACAAGTCATTATATATTATTGGATATAATGTATTTTTAAATCATTTTTTTATTTAGGTTGAATAAGTTAGCCCCGCATTTCCGCCAACAAATGTGACCATATTAATTCGCTCTTCCATAACATATAAATTGTAATTGTAACTGTAAATTTGCCAATTTTTTTTATTGATTCCCACGATTTCGCCCGTATCTGGATCACAAATCGTCAGCACTTGTGCTAATGGATCCAGCGGAGGAGTGATTGTCGAAAATTCGAATTGTATATTTGTAAATCGATTCATATTCATGGCCCCAGAAGGTTGCAGATCGTAAGGAGAAGTATTCAAGCAAAAGTTATAACAAAAAAGTCCAGACGGCGCATCTCCAGCAGTTCTCGTATATTTTTCAACATAATTGAAAACCCCCGCAGGCAATATGTTCTCTCGATATTGTCCATCAAGAAGTATCCCAAGTCCAACAAGGATGTCTTTAATGTTTGCTGGGTTATATACGCCCGTTATCATTAGTCCAGATGGTGAGCCGTCAGGATTTGTTCCCGGACCCAAGGTTGCTGGAGGAGGCGTAGGATTTGGATAGGTGCCTGTTGTTGGGGCATCTTCTTCTCCATACGGCATGTAATTATACGGCCAATTTGTGTAATTTGACCATTCATTGCGTAAATTTGCGTCGGAACGCTGGAAATAAAACATCCATCCGCTGACAAGGCCCAAGGAGTCCAAGTCAACTTTATTTTGCCCAGTCACATTGTAGAACACTCTCTCGCGAGGCTGTTTAAACAAATACTTTTGTTCATTCTTAGCGAAGAGTCGGGACTCATCATTCGAGAGAAAACAGTATGTACAGTTCATGTTTATGTCAGAGTTCCAAATAGACCTTGTATCCAAATAGGAAGCGATTCCCAACTCGACATCGGGAGGTGTTTGTAGGAACCGATACATCTGCATATAAAACTGGTTGAAGTTTGGAGCGACATATGGGAAAGTATTCGCAACGTCAAATACATCGCGGATCCTGAACAGTTGATTAATCGGTCGGAACGTCACATGCACGTGAAGTTCATTGTATTGTAGGGACACAAGCGGGAACGCCATTTGGGTCTTGAGATTGAACCACGCGCCCATCGGTATGTATAAAATGCGCCCATTAATCGAAGGCTCTGCGCCCGCTGGGCTATCCGTATAAAACGCATTTGGGTATTTCCCGCCGCGCCCCAACGCATTTGCGGGGTCATTCAATTCAGGAACATTGCCAATCATCTGGTTGAATAAATTCTTCTTGGACCCGGTAAAATCGCGCTGCACAACGGATAACAGATATTGACCAGAAAACTCCTGTAGGGTCTGGTTACCGCAGGTAATTCGAATATTGCTAATCATTTGGGCGCCCAAGTTATCTATCCACTTGAACTCGTATGGCTGCCAGTCAGTGTATGTAGTGGACCCATCCGCATTTTGAATGGTTTGAGGAGGAAGTATTGGAGACCATATGCTGGGTATTGCAACAGATATATAACAGTCCATCAAGAGATCCGCATACCTCTTGACTTTGAACATGAACGTGGACTCCTCGGTAAGCCTCAGTTGAGGTGTTCCCTCAAAATCCAGGCGAAAATTTTGTTTTCCAAAATTCGTGTATTTTTGATATGTGCCTTTCCAAAACGTTTTGCT